CCGACATCGCCGACAAGCTCAACGATGAGCTATACGACGGCCGCCTCGAAGGCTACGTCGCCGAGCGCGCGGCCCGCACGGGGACGATCTCAACGTCGAACGCTGGCGCACACTCGGCGCACGAAGACGCCGACAGCGTCGTCGGCGAACAGTGGCTGACGTCGATCGATGGGCGGGAGCGCGACTCGCACGCGCAAGCCCACCAACAGGTCGTCGCCGTGGGAACGTCCTTCGAAGTCGGCGGCGTCTACCTCGATCACCCTGGTGACCCACTCGCGCCGGTCAGCGAGATCGCCAACTGTCGCTGTGCGACGGCGGCAGTGTTCGCCGATCAACTCACCGAGAGCCAACTCGAAACGATCCAGAACGGCGGTCGCGTGACGGCCGCGATCTGACGCAACCACCGATGACGGCATCCCCGCCGGGGGCGCTGCCAGAGGTCCATATCCCGGCGTTCTCAACGAGACAATGACACAGACAGAGCCGCGGCGCTTCCAGAAAACCGTCGCCATCAAAGCGACCGACGAGGACGAGCGGACCGCGACGGGCGCGGCTCTCGTCCCCAACGAGGTCGACCGACAGCGCGACTTTCTCAAGCCCGCTGGCATCGAGGCGATGTATGCACCCGATCCCGACGACGGGGTCATGCACTACCGCTTCGCCGATGATGACGCGGAACTGGTCCGCAACGAGATCATCGACGAGCCCGAGACCATTGGCGGCAAGGAGTACGCCGCCGGCTCGTGGATCATCACGCGAAAGTACCACGATGATGAGCTGTGGGCGCTCGTCGATGACGGCGTGCTCACTGGCTTCTCGATCGGCGGCGAAGTCAGCGAGGAAGTCGAACGGTCGGCCGATGAACTCGGCGATGGGGTGACCTTCCCGGCCGAGGTCGAATCCGGGGGGGTTTCGGAGATCCTCAACGGCTACACGGCCGAGATCTCCGACGTCGACATCCCGGCGGTCCCGAACGCCGACCACGCGGAGAAGTCTCTCACAAAGAACCTCGTCGAGCGGGCCGGTGACGAGGAGTCGTTTGTCGAGATGATGGAACCGCGGGGGCACTCCGAGGAGGATGCCCGACGGCTGTGGGGGCACCTGCAGTCGCCGACCGACAAGGCACACAACCATGACATGACCAACGACACTGACGACCCCGACGCCCCGCCTCTTGACGACGTCGATGACGCCACGCTCGGCAAGCGGCTCAAGGGCCTACTTTTCGGAGGTGACGACGGCGACGGCGACGGCGACGACACCGACAGCATCGAGCTGGTCGACGCCGACCCGATCACGACCGCAAAGGCACTGACGCTCGCCAAAGAGGGCCGCACGCTCTCGGAAGCAAACCGAGAGACGCTGATGGCGGCCCACGACGCCGTCGAGGCGGCGCTCGCGTCGGATATGGACTTCGAGACGGACCGGTTCACAGACAGCGACGAGTACGCCTTCGACGTTGCCCAGTATGGCGACTCCGAGGAGAAGGCGCTCGAAAAGCTCACCGAAGAGCAGGGCCAGCTCGTCGCGACCGCCGTGCAACGCTTCGTCGACGCGCAGGGCGACGCCACGTTCGGAGAGTTCCGCGACTGGCTGTGGCAGACTGACGCGCTCGACGACGATACGATGTTCGCCGCTGACGAGGCGGCGTGGCAGTATCGAGAATGGACCCGCGAGCAGCGCGAAGAGGCGGCCGTCTCCGAGGGCTTCGTGCCCTACGTGATGGCCGAGACGGATACGGAAACAGAGATCAACATGAGCAAAAACGACGGCACGAGCGACGGCGGCGACGCCGACGCAGACACCGACAAGTTCGCCGACGCTCCCGAATGGGCGAAGGCGCTTCACGAACAGGCAGAGAAAAACAGCGAGCGCCTCGACGACCTTGACAAGGCCGACGATGGCGACACCGACGCGCTCGAAGATGCCCCCGAATGGGCGAAGACACTCCACGACCAGGCCGAGAAGAACGCCGAGCGAATCGACAAGGTCGCAAAGGCCAGCGCCGACACCGAACAGGTCGACGGCGCAGAAAAGAACGCTGAGAACGACGAAGCGAGCGCGTTCAAGGCCGCGCTCGGAGGGGACTGAGCATGTCTGACCAAGCACGCACCGCGAACACCCATAGCCTGCAGAAGAGCCCGATCAACACGACCGACCTCAGCGGCGCGCAACTCCCCCGAGACCTCTTCGAGGAGTTCATCGAGCGGGCCCAAGAGGAGAGCGAACTCCTCGACATGGTCCGCGTCGAGCCGCTGGCGCGAAAAGAGATGGCGAAGCCGAAGATCGGCGTCCCCGAACTCTCGGGTGGCACCCGTGCTGAAGACGGCAGCCGCCCCGAGACGTCCAGCGCCACCAGTGGTGCTGTCGAGTTCAACGTCACCGGTCAGTACTACTACATCAAGTACGACCTCAAAGAGGACGCCGTCGAGAACACGATGTCGGATGAGCAGGTCGCCAATCTCATCCTTTCGCACTTCGAGCGCGCGTGGGCCAACGACGTCCAGAACCTCGCGATCAACGCCGGGCGCACCGGTTCCAGCCTCCCGGCCTCACTCAACGACAAGTTCGACGGCTGGATCGCGATCGCCGAGGGCAACGACACCGCCTCGGACCGCATCGGGATCGACGCCGACGGCGAGACCGTCGACACGATGCCGACGTACATCCACACCGACACCGGGGACGCAGCGGGGACCGCCCAGCCGGTCAACACCGATCTGTTCAACTCGATGATCCAGACGGTCCCCGAGCGGTTCCGCGACGAGGACGAGCAGGTCATCATGCTGAGCAAGTCCCAGCTCCAGGCGTACCACTCCGGGCTGACCGAGCGGAACGACGGGCTCGGCGTCGTGGTCCTGCAGGGAGACTCGGATGTTACCCCGTTCGGCCACGACCTCGTCGGCGTCAGCTACTGGCCCGACGACATCGCGATGCTCATCAACCCCGACCAGCTCGCCTTCGGGCCGTACGAGGCCATGGAGATCACGCAGACCACCGACTCCGACAAGACGATGGACGAGGCGCTCCACTCGCGGACGTTGCTCGAAGGACAGTTCGACCTCCAGATCGAGGAACTGCAGAGTGGCGCACTCGCCACCAACATCCAGGCACCCTGATAACGGATGACTGAACGAGTCCGTCATGTTAGTGGCCCCGGCCGTCTCAACCACGGCGCTCTGTCGGGCGTGTCCACTCACGGTGACGAACACGAACTCGACGCCGACACAGCCGCGTACTTCTGTGACGAACTCGGCTACTTCGAGCGCACCGGCGAGGTCACGCTCGGCGAGGACGAGTACAGCGTCGAGTCTACCGACGTCGAAGAGGACCTCGAAGACCTGACCTACGACGAACTGCGGGATCTCGCCACCGAGGCCGAGATCGACGGGCGTGGGTCGATGAACAAAGACGAAGTCATCGCCGCGCTGCGAGACCAGGAGTAAACTGAATGGCCGACCCAGAGCGATACCTGACGGTCGAGGAGCTACAGCGCGAGCTGCCGTTCCATTGGACCGACATCAATCCCGACCTGACCGAAGCGGAGTACGACCAACTACTTCAGGACGCACTCCGCAGCGAGTCGGCTCGGATCGAGCGCTGGGTCGACGTCGAGTTTTCGCTCACCCCAACAACCGAGCAACTCTCGCGCCCCGAGAGCGCCCCCGAGCGCGAACTCCCACTCCCCGAACGGCCGATCGAATCGGTCCAGTCGGTGACCGTTGAGACAACGTCGGTCACGGATCTCACCGAAGGCGAGGACTACGCCGTCGAGGAGACACACCTCGTCTTACTCAAGGACGCCGCAGTCAACGAGTGGCCGACTGAGTACCGCAGCATCTCGGTCGAGTGGACCCACGGCCACGACGGCGTCCCGGCCGATGTCGAAGAGGCGCTCGTCCGGCTGTGCCGCGCACGGCTCAAGCGCACCCAATCCGACGGTCTCGAATCCGAGAGCACTGGCGACGGCTCGTCGGTGAGCTACGAACCCGACGAGGTGATGCTCAGTGGCGTCTACGCGACGGTCGACGACTACGACGCGCCATCCTACTACGGGGGCTCGTCGGTCGTATGATCCCGAACCGTTGGACGCATCGCCTGACAGTCGAGCGGGAGACTGACAGCGCAGGCACCGACGAGTACGGCCAGCCGCTTCCCGGCGGCAGCGAGACCGTCATCGGAGACGAGCCCGTCCGTTACCGCCCAGAGTCAACCGAGTACGTCCGCACCGAGACGGTCGAGCGCGTCCAGCGTGCGGCGACGGTCGTCACACGCGGCCATCTCTTCGGCGAACTCCAAGAGGGCGACACGCTCGAACTTACGCCACTCGGCGGCGGGACAACCATCTCCGACGTGGAGGTGGTCGGTGTCGAACCGCAGTACGGCCGCCACAAACGACCGACGTCGCTGGTTATCGAGGTGGACGGGGTCTAACATGGTCATCGACTTCCAGATCCAGAATGCGAAGGATATGCGTTCGATGGCCGAGCGCCTGCAAGACCTTCAGCAGGACGTCCAAAACGGGATCGACGCCGTCGCCGAGGAGATCGGTCTGCGGATCGTCGGCGACGCACGGCGTGGGGTCAACGTCGACACGGGGCGACTCCGAGCCTCGATCGACTTCGAGACCGAACGCGAAGGTGAGTTCAAGGCCACCGTCGCAGTCGGTTCGAACGTTGAGTACGCGATCTCCCAAGAGATCGATAACCCCTACGTCCGCCCGGCGATTGAGGAGAACCGCGAGACGATCACCAGCCTCCTTGAAGAGGCCGTCGCCGAGGCGGCCGAGGAGAATAGCGCATGACACCCGACACATCCGACCGCGCCGATGGGCGAGTCCGTGAGCTGCGCGGGCTGACGCTCCAGCGGCTGCAGTCTCACGACGAGCTGGTCGCGCTCCTGGAGGGCGTCGTCGACGACGCGACGGCAGTCATCCTCCCGTCGTTCTCGATGAGCCGCTACCGAAACGACGACACCGCACCCGATCCGCCGGAGACGGCGCTCGCGGTGTCGGTCGTCACGGGCTCGTCAAGCCGACGCAACCTCAAGGAGGACGTCAACCTGACCGTCCAAGTCGAACACGAGTTCCGCGCGAACGTCCGCCCGTCGCCCGGCGGCGTGTCGTTGGGCGTGCTGCCGTGGCACGACCGCATCGCCGACGAGATCTCGGCCGTCATGACCACCCAAGTCGCTGGGTGGGAGGCCGAGGGCGAAACGGGCGCCACGCCCGAGCCGCTGTGGGACGACGACCGCAACCGGTACCGATCCGTCAAACGATTCGATATCGGCGGCTACGGCCGCTGATAGCTGCTTTATCACCATACACACATGTCAACAGTTAACCGAACCAACAACACCGAAGTCGAGAACAGCCAAGTCGCCATCATCCTCGCCGACGAGACGGGCACCGACCCGACGCGGACGGTGCTCGCGCTGGCGAGCAAAGACGACCTTTCGACGGCGTTCGACGAGTCCAGCGAGGACTTCACGCCCAGCGCAGAACGCCAGACGCGGCAGTACCGCACGAGCCAGACGTTCACTGTCGAGGTCTCGTCGGCGCTCGCGGCCGACCTCGAAGCGATGACCGAGATCGGGCTGGCGAGCGACAGCGGAACCGACGGTATCGAGTTCTCGACGTCCACCGACGACCGACGCATCGGCTTCGGCGAAGAGAAGTACGTCGAGATCGCCTACCTCGCCGACGAGTTCCCGAGTGATCTGAGCACGTTCGACGTCGTCGCCGACACCGAACTGCTCCACCGCTTTGGCGACTGCAAGCTCATGAACCCCGAGATCGACCCCTCCTCAACCCCGCCGATGGCGTCGTGGGAGTGGGCCGTCGAGGGCGAGAAGTACATCGACTACAACCCGGCCTAATCCTAATCCATGAGCACTGAAATCGCCAACCCCGAGGCGCTCGCCGACACCCGCGATGCGCTCAAAGCAAAGCGCCAAGAGCGCAAAGAGGACCGACTCGAACTGCAGGGGACGGCCCGCGACCTGTTCGTCTCCCGCTACGAGGACACGTTCGAGATCGAGGTCCACGGCAACGACATCGAGTTCTACCGGCCCATGTCGGCCCGGGACGTCGAACTGACTGATGTCGACGAAGAAACTCGCGAGCGGATCGAACACGGCGCGGCACTCCTTGACGAGTTCGAAGCCCGCCAGCGCCAGCTCATACGCGCAGCGCAGTCCGACGAGATGTCGCTGCCCGACCTCATCGACGAGTCGATGGGCGGCATCGAACTCATGGCCGAGGTCCTCGCAGCGCACGCCGTCGACGAGGACCTGCAGGACGCCCGCGTGTGGCAGTCGATCTACCGGAACGAGAACAAACTGGGGGACCTCTTCGAGGATTTTACCGCGGAGGGAGAGTCCGAGTCCCAAGCGGAGAAGCTCGACGCCTTGGAGAATCTGACCTCGGGCAGTTCCTCTACGAACTGAAAAAAGAGACCGGGATCGGCCCCCAGGAGTGGTATGCGATGGATAGTGGGGAGCAAATGTTTTGGACGAGCGCGCACACACAATACGCACAACATGTCACACCCGACGACAACCAACAATTCTGACGAGCGCAGCGACGCGGCGAACAACCGGCTGTTTGCCGGGATCCTCGTGCTCGTTGGCGCTGTCGCGGCGACTGTCGGGCTGCTGTTCTGGCCCGCGCTGGTGGTCGCCCTCCTCGTATGGGGGCTGGCCGCCGTGGCCCTCGTGCTGTCGTTCGTCTCCGATGACGAGTAACTAACACATGCCTTTTGAGTCACTGACAGCAGTCCTCGACCTCGATAGCTCCGGCTTTGAGTCGGGTATCCAGGACGCCGAGGGGAGCATGGGGTCGCTCCAAGACCGAGCGGCAAGCACCGGCAAGTCCATGCAACGAGCTGGCGGCGCGATGACTGCCGGGGTCACGGCCCCGCTGGCGGCCATGGGTGCGATGTCGGTCAGAGTCGCCGGCAACTTCGACCAGGCCATGCAGCGCTCGATTGCGGTGATGGGCGACGTCGACGGTGCGATGAAAGAGCGGCTCGAAGCGACCGCTCGCGAGGTTGCCAACACGACGACCCACTCAGCCCAGCAAGCCGCCGACTCGTACTACTTCCTCGCCAGCGCCGGCCTCGACGCCGCCGAGGCGATGGAGGCGATGCCGCAGGTCGCAGCGTTCGCGGAGGCCGGCCAACTGCAGATGGCCGAAGCGACTGACGTGGCGACCAACGTGATGTCGGCCTACGGGCGCGAGGCCGACGAGATGGCCTCGGTCACCGATACACTGACCGCGACTGTCTCGAACCACAACCAGACCATGCAGGGGATGGCCTCGGCGATGAGCACGGTCGCGCCGATCGCGTCGTCGCTCGGTATCAGCCTCGAAGAGACGTCGGCGGCCATCGGTCAGATGGGAGACGTCGGTATCCAAGGCGAGCGGGCAGGGACGGCGCTACGGAACGTCTTCTCGCAGCTCTCCGACGAGTCGTCGACGGTATCCACTGAACTCAACGAGATGGGCGTGGCGACACGCAACTCGTCGGGCGAGATCGTCTCGATGACCCAACTCCTGTCAAACATGGAGTCGGCGGGCGTCGAGGCCGGCGACGCGGCGAAAATCTTTGGGACAGAAGCCGGCCCCGCCATGGCCGCGCTCATGCAGGAAGGGTCGGACGCTCTCGCTCAGAACACCCAACGAATCAGCGAAGCCGAGGGTGCGACGAAACAGATGGCGCAGACTCAGCGCGACACACTCAACGCCGAGATGCAGATCGCCAAGAGCAACATCCAAGACGTCGGGATCGCCATCGGTGGCGACCTCATCCCGATGGTGTCGACGCTAACTGGCTACATCTCGACAGGGGCCGACCGGTTCCAGGACCTCAATGGCGACCAGCGCCGGGCGATCATCCTCCTCGGCGGTGTCGCCGCAGCAATCGGCCCTGTCCTGTTCGTCGGCGGGACACTGCTGACGATGCTCCCGGCGATAGCGACTGGGTGGGGGATGGCAACCGGTGCGGCGAGTGTCTTTGCAGCCTCGCTCACTGGGGGAGTTGTCCCCGCGGCACTGGCGGCCAACGTGGCTCTCGGACCGATTACCGTCCCCGTGTGGGCGATCATCGCGGCCATCGGGGCAGCCATCGCCATCGGCTACGGGCTCTACCGCGCGTGGACGAGCAACTTCTACGGAGTCCGAGACACGGTCACCGACGCACTGGGGACGGTCAAAGGCTGGCTCGATGCTGCACCGGGGTGGATGCTACTCCTTCTCGGGCCGCTCGGTCAGCTGTACTACGCCTGGCGGGAGAACCTCTTCGGGATCCAAGACATCGTCGGGTCGGTGTTCGATTGGATCGGCGACAAGATCGGCTGGCTGATAGACAAAATCGAGTCGATCCCTGGGATTGGTGAGGAAATCGACGGCGAGGCGAACGTCGACAGCAACATGCCCGATGCGCCAGAAGAGCCCAGTCGCTCGCCAGTAACCGCTCCCGAGGCAATGCCGTCGCCGAATCAGACCTCCGCCCCGCCCTCGACATCGTCAACTCCGACCCCCGAAGAGGCAGCGTCTACAGCGATGTCGTCGACGTCAAGCGGATCGTCTTCAACCGACCCATCGGGTGGTAGTAGTACGATGAAGAAGCTCCTCCAAGAGATCCGTGCGCTCAAGAAGTCACTGTCGGGAGAGCGAAAACTCAGTGGAAAGGTTGAGTTTGACCCCAGCAGCGGGATGATCGAGTTCGTCGACAGCCGGGTCGAGCTCGCAGAGACGCAGAACTTCGAGGACTTTATCTCATGACCATGACACCGACAGACCCGACCGACCCGAAGCGGGTGACCGTCGGGGAGGTCGAAGCGACACCGCTCGACACTCGCCCGAGCCGTAAGCTCGGGGATACGACCACAGTCGAGTTGCTGTTCCAGGACGACACCGGCCTGCAGTTGTCTCCCGGGGAGCGATACATGATTTTCAAGCGATATCAGACCTACGCGGGCGAGGCTTCCTACGGTGCGATCATCGGCGGCGAGGCGTTCGTACGCGAGCGCCCAACGACCAACTGGCCTGTCGAATCGCACGTCGTGTCGGTTGTTTATGGCGATGAGCATACCGACCGCTCTTTTTGGGGTGTTATCACGTCAGTCGAGGACAACTCTCAGATATTCGCCCCGCCAGACCGATCCTACGGCATCGCCAGCTACAGCACGACACCGTACGGCGAGACGACTGCCGACACAACACCGACAGGGAACATCTACCGACTTGACGTCGAGATCGCCCGACTCGCTCGCATTAGGGAATACGCCGACCGGGATGCACTGTTCGCCGACTTGACGCCCGACACTACACAGCTGTGACCACGCAAACCACGTTCGAGGCGACTGTTGAGGGGCGCGGTGACCTCCCAGACATTGCTGTGCCGATCAAGAGGATATCGAACGCAACACTCCGACACTCGGCACTGTCAAATGTCGATATCGAAGCGGCAGGGGTGCCCGACGACATTCGGCAGTACGCGACGTTTTTCGCGCCATTTGAGCTACGAGTCGCCTTTCCGAACGATGATCGTGCCCCCGAGCGGATATTCAAAGGACAACTCGTCGAAGTCGAACAGTCGGATACGTCGGCGATCTCGACACTCAAGACAGTCGGTCGGCTTATAAAACTCGAAAAAAGCGACGGCTTCCGAGAGTTCGATGACATCCGTGCGTCTGAAGCGCTGCGGCAGTACATCGATGAGGAGACGGACTTCGGCGCGGCCGTTG